CAACAAGAAAAAAGTAATATTTGTCGTGTCTTATATTATAGTAGTAATCCGTGTAAAATAGGGGAAAGAGCGTAAACATCGCAAGCAAAAAGAAGTTGACAAACTTGCTTTTTACAGAATATTTATCCTCGTTCAACCCGTTTGAGATTTTTAGTTTTGTATTGTCAGACATATAAAACCGCCCTTCAAAGTAATATATTTAATCAGTGTAATCATATTTTATACCCCATAACAGCGTATGTCAATTAAAGAAAAATAAAAATCACGAAAGTTTCAAAAAAATTAAAAATATTTGTTGACAAATCAAATTTTATGTTATATAATAATGAAGCTGACTTGTTGAGGCGACAAAAATTAAATAATTTCGAGGTGTAGCTCAGTTTGGTAGAGTGCTTGGTTTGGGACCAAGATGCCGCAGGTTCAAGTCCTGTCACCTCGACCATAGAAAAACCGCACTATTAAGCCGTTTTCAGGCTCTTTAGTGCGGTTTGTTGTTTTATATTATCCACTTAAAAACTATGTAAAAAGGTATAAAAAATTGCAAACAGGTGGCTCAAGAGGTGGCTCAAAAAATTATGCTCCGAGAAAAAATCAAGCTTCTCGGAGCATTTTTGCGAAAAAAATTACACAAACTTTTAGCTTACATTTTGTGCAAGGTAACTATCAAGTTTTGATACATTAGTCTTTTTCTTTTGTTGAACAAAATGTGTATATATGTTCATCGTTGTTTCGGGCTTGCTGTGGCCAAGCTGATGTTGCACATAAAGTACATCGTAACCAGCATAAAATAAGTTCGTTGCGTGAGTATGTCTTAAATAATGAGCTGTAAAAGGCTGTATAATCTGCGGAACACCGTTAGGGTCGTATTTACTGCGTTAAGCACCCTTGCATTTGATTGCATAGGTGCTTTTATTTTACCCCGCCGTTGGTTTATACGGCTGAATTTCTACCGCAGGCAAAGCGGCAAGGCAGGGCGGTTGCCCTGATTGTGCAAAGTATATAGGCAGGGTGTTTATTGATGATGTGTATTCAAACGGCAAAAAATCGGACGGTGATTATCTGCTGCTTTCAACCGCCATAGCGGAGGGACTTTTCCACCCTCGCTGTAAGGACAGCACAAGCACCCACTACCCTGAACTTGACGATTTGAGCGGACCTCTCTCCGATGACGAGCTTGCAGAGCTTGACCGCCAAAGAGGACTTGAAGTACAGCAGCAGCACGCAGAAAAGCAAGCCGAACGCTTTGACCGCAGGGCAAAATACAGCCTTGACGAGGATAACAAGAAGTTTGCTAAAGCAAGAGCAGACGAGTGGCACGATAGGGCGGATAGGCTTGAAGAGCAAAACAAAAATTCTGTTCATAAAATATCTGATACTCAAGAGCAAAAGTTTTTGACTGACACAGAAATTGAAAAATCTGACAGCAGTACAGAAAATACAAACAGAAGTGTTGAAAATTCCGAAAATAATGATATAATAGAATTTGAAAAGGGTGTTACGCAAGCTGTTCAAGAAAATTTTACCGATGAATTTGAAAAAATGCAGGACAAATTCGGCAAGATAACAACCATTTCAAGAGTTGGAGTGCTTAATTCCAAAACTTCATCAGATTACGGCGCATTTTATGACAATTCAGGAGAACTTTTGCTAAGATTTGCAAACAAGAAAAACGCACTGTCTAAGCACGCACAAAAGGCACAAGAAATGAAAAAATCAGGTGAATGGTCTTCTGCTCACTCTTTGCATACTTTTAGACACGAAATAGGTCATGCAATACAGCTTGAACACAGATTAAATGACCCATTGTGGGCTGATAAACTTGAGCAAATAAGTAAAATAATGGATGGTTTAAATGAACCGATAGATATTGATATAAAAAAATATTCGGTATCAAGATATTCCATGACTAACATAGATGATTTTATTTCCGAATGTATTGCTGAGAGTATGACTAAGAAATCAAGAGCTACAGCGAAGGAAGTTGTAAATATAATAATTGGAGTTGATTAAATGACTGACACTTTTGCAAAATTTTACAAGTGGATGACGCCCTTAAAAAACGGATATAGAAGCATTAAGGATGACGCTCCAAACGAAATTAAGAAAGAGGCTAAAAAAGCCGATGAAGAATATTTCAAAAAAACAGGCAGGCATATGCTTCAAATCGACTATTAACTAACCGCTCCTTGTGGGCGGTTTTGTTATGCGTGAATTTAATACAGAGATTAGCACTTAATCAATCGGATTGAGTGCTTTTTTTATACCCGAAAGGTGGTGATAAAATGAAAGTAAAGGTAGTAACGGCATTTAATGATAGGCAGAACGGATATGTAACCCGTCCTGTAAATGAAGTTTTTGAATGCTCCGAGCAGAGAGCAAAGGAACTCATTGACGGTGGTTTTGCGACAGAGGTTAAGTCCAACGCTACGGAAAATAAGCCAAACGCGACGGAAAAGCCGAAAAGAAAGACAACAAAAACAGCTTAAAACGCACTTGTGAGTGACTGCACAGGTGCTTTTTTATTGTCCGAAGACATTAAACTACGGGAGACACCGTGCAAAACTGAAACAGAGAGACACTCTATAAACTGATTACGGGAGACACCCGAAAAACTGAAAGGATTGATAAAATATGGCAGAAAATAACCCAACACCTAACCCAAACGAACCACAGCCGACACCGCAGGGCAACCCTGCACCTACATTTGACTATGACAAGCTTGCAAGTCTTATTAACGGCAAACAGAGCGTGACAGAGGACACGGTTTTAAAGTCATACTTCAAGGAGCAAGGATTGTCAGCAGATGAGATGAAACAGGCAATCGGTGCTTTTAAGGAGCAGAAAGCCAAGAACACACCCGATTTTGCAAAAATGCAGTCTGACCTTGAAAATTCAAACAAGGCTAAGCTCATTGCAGAGGTGAACCAGTCGGCTACTCTTGAGGCAGTCAAGCAGGGTGTGGATATTGCAAGCATTCCGTATGTACTCAAAATGGCGGACTTTTCTGCAGTTTCCACAGACGGCAAAATCAACACAGAAAAGCTGACCGAGGCGGTTAAGAAAGTGCTTGACGATATTCCTGCACTCAAAGCAAAAGCAAGCGAAAACGCTGGCAGTGTTCAGAAAATCGGCGGTGACGGCAACGGCAACAAAAATTTAACAGAAGATGCCTTAAGAGGAATTTTCGGCATCAAATCGAAAAAGTAAGAAAAGAGGTAAATAATTATGGCAGTATTAGAATACGCAACTATTTTCAGTAATGTTTTAAGAGAATTGTACGGTCAAGCCCTTACTTGTGATGACCTTTACCACTCAAACTCTGACATTCAGATTATCAACGGTAAGGATATTAAAATCCCGAAACTCTCGGTCAGCGGTTATAAAGACCATACACGAGGTGCAGGCGGTTTTAATTCGGGTACATATTCAAACGGTTACGAAACCAAAACCCTTGACCACGACAGAGATATTGAGTTTGCTATCGACCCTATTGATGTTGACGAAACAAATATGGTAGTAACTATCGCAAATATTCAGACACGCTTTGAAAAAACACAGGCTATACCTGAACTCGACTGTTATACTTACAGCAAGATTTATACAGAAGCTAAGCGAGTTGGTGCAACAGTAAAAACTACTGCATTAACTGCGGCGAATGTGCTTGCAGATTTTGACGATAACCTTGAGGCTTTTGCCGAAGCCGGTGTACCGCTCGACAGGGTTATTCTTTATGCGACACCACAGTACAAAAAGCTTTTGAAGAATGCAGAGGGTATTCAGAGAACACTTGAAATCAGTTCCGCAAAGGGCATTGACCGCCGTGTTCGTTCCGTTGATGATATTGATAAGATTGTAGAAGTGCCAAGCTCAAGAATGAAGTCTTTGTTTGATTTTACAAACGGTTGTGTTGCTGACAGTTCAGCTAAGCAGATTGACTATATTCTTATTGACCCGGAAGCACAGGTATCAAGAGTTAAGTATTCATATATCAATGTCTATACTCCGCGTTCTGACAGCCGAACAGCTGATAATTATATATATCAGAACAGAAAAGTCAATGGTACTTTTGCCATTGATGAACTTATGAAGCAGGGCGTAATCATTCACGCAGAGGCTTAAAGCGAGGTGAGCAAAAATGAAAGCAATTAAAGACAATAAGTCATATACAGTCAATACAGATGAGGAAGCTAAGACTTATGTATCTCGTGGTTATGATATTCAGGACGACAATGGTGAAATCAAAGAATACGGCTTAGGCAAGAAAATTTCTGTTGATGATTACAATACTTTGAAGAAAGAAAATTCAAAGCTCAAAGCCGAAAACAAAAAGCTTAAAGAGAATATCAAATCAGACACAAAGGAATAAATCTATGTTTGCGGATTACATTGAACAGCAGGGCGGAGATGAAAAAAGCATTATCTCCGCCGCTCACATCGACATTCTGACCTTTAACCGCATTGATTTTGAAAAACTTTCGGAAATGCAGAAGAGAATCATCAGCAGAGTGCATAGCAGACTTACTGCTTTTGAAGAAGAAAATGCCGATATGATTTCTTCCTATCTGAAAAATTACAACATCAACGGTGTGGGTATGGAGTTTGGCGCAAGTTGGAATTTGATGTGCATAAGCGGCGTGGCAATTCCTGCGGACCTTTACTCTCTGCTTAAATCAACAGGGCTTTGTTATCCTGCAATATGAGGTGATATGTTTTGAAATTTCCTTCACTTGTAAAAAAGCATTTCTGTAAAACTCCTGTTGAGGTGACAATATACGGCGAGGGTGTTTCCGAGGACGGAGCGCCCTTGACCGTGTTTGAATGTAAAAATCTGTATCCCTCCGACAGCCTGTATCCGTCAGCCGTCCTGCACGGCGGCAACTCCTTGTGCAATATGCAGTCTAAAGCCAAAACAGTCTATACCAAAGAACAGAAAATCGTTCAGGTGTCGGCTGTTTTGCTTTTTAGCGGTGACCTTGCACTCGATTGTCCGAATTTAAGCAGCGGCTATGTGGTGCTTGACGGCGAAAAAAGAACCATTGTGCAAGGCATTAAGCACCGCAACCCTGACGGCACAGTGAATTTTACGGAATTGGATGTGATTTAGTGAGCTTTTCTGTAACATCAAAAATCAAGCTGAATCTGCCTGTACTAAAACAGCTTGATACAGCACAGCAAACGGCATTGCGAAATACCACAGACGCATTGCTTAGACAGATTAAAAACAGTCAGGTTATGCCTTTTGATACGGGTAATTTGCAGAACGAAAGCACCTTTGCTGATTATGCAAATCTTGCCGAGGGTGAAACAAAAATCGTATCGAGTACACCGTATGCCAGACGGTTGTATTTTCATCCCGAATATAAATTCCACCGCGCCGTGTGGGTTGACAAGGACGGTAAAAAACACGGTGCAAACAAGAATGCAGGCGGCAAGTGGCTTACACCTTGGCTCAAGGGCGGTGCACGACAAAACTTTTGTCAAAAGGCATTTGCACGATTTTACAAACAGGAGGCAGGACTTTGATTTATTTATCTGACATAAGGGACTTTTTAAAGACGGTCTTTAAAGCAGAGCATTACTACATCGGTAAACTCGATAACAAACAAGATAAGTCCCTCGGTGTGTACTCTCTCAAGCAGTCGGGTGCTCCTGTAAGGGCAATTGGTGACGAGAGTACATACAACACAATCAGCGTGTCTTTACTCTTGCATTGGAACAACAACGCAAATGAAACAGAGCGACAGGCACGCAATTTATTTGAAACGCTTTACAGTGTAAAAGATGTTGAAATCAACAAACACACAATTTATATTATTGAACTGCTCACACCCGAGCCTGTCGATGTAGGCACAGACGACAAGGGCGTTTATGAGCAAGTCATTGAAGTTAAATTTTATTATGAAAGGATGTAAATAATTATGGCAGTATCAAGTGGAGTTTATCCATGTTATGAAAATCAGTTTGCGGTAGGTAAGGCAGGTACAGACACCGCCACAACAGCAATCGCAAATTGCGAGGAGTTTTCGGTTGCATTTGACAACGGCGTTGAGGAATGGACAGCGTTTGAGAACGAGGGTTGGAAGTCAAGACTTATGACAGCCAAGAGCGTTACAATCTCTGTAAAGGGCAAACGTACAATCGGTGACGCAGGCAACGATGAAATCGCAGAGCTTGCGTTTAAGAACGGCACAGCCGCACAACTTCCGTTTAAGTGGACTTTCCCGAACGGTGCAAGCGTACTCTTCAAGAATGCTGTTATCTCTGTAACAGCAAACGGCGCAGGCGCAAGCACAGGTGTTGCACCTCTTGAATTTGAGGTTATGTCAAACGGCAAGCCCGAATACACACCTGCAGCCTAAGGAGGTATAAAGAATGTCAAAAATCATTGATATTACAAACAAGCTTAATTTTGATGAAAGACCTAAGCTCGTAATTAAAGGCACTGAAATTGAGGTCAACAACGACGCAATTTCTTTTATCAAGGCTATTGCTCTTTTCGACAGCGAGAACGGTGTGTCAAGCTCTGACCTTTTATCTGCGCTTGAGCTTCTCTTTGACGAGGAGAACAGAGAAAAGATTGCAAAACTTCATCTCTCGTTTGCCGACCTCTCAGCTGTTATTAAGACTGCAACAGAGCTTATCGCAGACAATGACAGCGAGGGGGAAATTCAGACCCCGGCTACGACTTAATAGATGATTTCGATTTAATCGTATCGAGTTTTAAGTCAGAGTACGGGGTGAGCATTTACTCCGAAGATTTTAAAAAGATGACTTGGGCGGAGTTCAGCTCCCTGCTGTGTGGCTTGGGAGCTGACACGCCTCTTGCGAGAACGGCTCAAATTCGCCTTGAGAACGATGAAAATGTTTTGAAGAACTTTACATCATCTCAACATAAAATACGCAACAAGTGGCGTTCACGCACAGCAAATAAACGCACGCAGGCTGACATAAACACAGCCTTGCATGACTTTGAAATGATATTTGCAAATATGTAAATGTTGCATACAATTTTGTTTATTTTTATAAAATTCTTGACTTTTGTGTATATTTTTGATAATATTTAATAAATGTTAAGTATTATAACATTGTAAAAGCCACTCCAAACGGGGTGGCTAAAATTTTATCAAATTATACAGCGTACATCTTCGGGTGTGCGCTGTTTTTATACCACAAGGGTGTCGCATTTGCTACGCCCTTTATTTTATATCGAAAGGAGTGTGAGAAATGAGTGCTACAGTTGGCGAAATCGGCTTAAATCTTGTACTGAACAGGCAAGGCTTTTCTAAATCGCTTAATGCAGTGCAGGAGCAGGCAAACAGCGTAAGCAATAAGATGTCTGCTAAGTTAAAAAAACTCGGTACAGCGGTTGTGGCTGCTTTTTCGGTTGCCGCTGTTAAGAAATTCGGTCAGCAGTGCATTGAATCGGCGGCAGAGGTTAATGCCGCAAATTCGCAGTTTGAGCAAACATTTGGCTCAATGCAGTCACAGGCTGAAAGTGCTATTGCTACGGTATCTAAAAACAGTGGTATTTTGAAAACACGCTTGCAGGGTGTGGGAACGAGTATTTATGCTTTTGCAAAAACAACAGGTATGGACAGTGTCAATGCACTGAATATGATGCAAGAGGCTTTACAGGTAACAGCTGACAGTGCGGCGTATTATGACCGTTCGCTTGAAGATACCGCCGAAAGCCTTAAATCTTTTCTCAAAGGCAACTTTGAAAACGATGCAGCACTTGGTCTGTCTTGTACAGAAACTACAAGAAACGCAGCGGCTAATAAGCTGTATGGCAAATCTTTTGTCGAACTGTCAGAATCACAAAAACAGCTTACCTTGCTTGAAATGGTAAAGGACGCTAACAAGCTCTCAGGTGCATTGGGCCAGGCAAGCAGAGAATCAGACGGTTGGGAAAATGTAACAGGCAACTTAAAAGAGAGTTGGAATCAGTTGCTTGCGGTTGTGGGTAAACCTATTCTTCAAGTAGCAACTAACATTGTGCAAAAGTTGTCGTCAGCTATCGCAAAACTTACAGAGTACGCCAAAGGGGCGATAAATGCACTTTCAAAGCTGTTCAACTGGGGCGGAGATGATACGGCTGACAGCATTTCAGCCGCTGCAAGCTCGGCAGAGAATTTGAGCAGTGAGGCCGAAAGCAGTTCGGAATCTTTAGAGAATGTTGCAGACAGCTCGGAAAAAGCAAAGAACAGCGTTGCAGGTTTTGACAAGCTGAATGTTCTCACTAAATCAGATAGCGGCGGTTCTGATACTTCCGCAAGAAGCACGTCGGCAAGCAATGGTACTTCTGTCGCAAATACTGTTGTTAAAGACACAAACAGCGGTGTTTCGGGTGCTTTTAAAAATCTATACGAAAAGAGCGGATTTAAAGGCTTTGTTCAAAATGTTCAAAAGGGTATTAACAAGGTTGATTGGTCATCAATCGGCAAAAACTGCAAAATAATTTTTGATAATGTTAAGCCGATAGCCAAAAAAAGTTTTGAGAAGATTCAGCAGGTGAGTGCCGCCAAGCTCAAGGCGGTCGGTTCTGCATTCGGAGCGGTTGCGACAATCGGCGGAAAGTCGTTTCAGACCATTTCAGGCGGTGTCGCAAAGTGGATTTCAAAAGACAGGGAAAAGATTATCGGTTTTATCGACACCATAGGCAATAATCTTACAAACGGTTATAACAACCTGTCAACTTTTTTTGATAATTTCGGTACGCTTGCAGGTAATGCAATTGACAATGTTCGTCCTCAAATGGAAGAGTCAATTTCAAATCTTTTAAGCGGTCTTACAACCTTTGCAGGTTCGGTTGGTGAAGTTATTTCTGGCGCATTTTCAATCGCAACCGAAAGCCTTGTTGAATGGACTGAAGATGACGGTGCAACAATCACAGAATTTCTTGAAAATTTACAATTGCAGTTTGCAGATGTGTTTGACTTTATCGGTCAGATTTTCGGAGATATCGGAACAATTATCAGCGAATGGTGGAACGGCAACGGACAGGAAATTTTTCAGAATGTGTGTGATATGTTTCTTAATATCGGCACAACACTGATGAATGTGTACAATCAATGGATTAAGCCTGCTTGGGATTTTATCGTGGCAATTGTAAAGTCAGCGTGGGAAAATTGGCTGAAACCTGTTTTTGAGGGGGCAATAAACTTCTTCGGCAAGGTCGCAGACTGTGTTTCAACCGTGTGGAATAATTTCCTGTCACCGCTTGTAAACTGGCTTGTCAGCTTTTTGGGTCCTAAAATTCAGAACGTTTTCAATGCTGTAAAAAGAGTGTTTGATAATGTGTTTACATTCATCGGTGGATTGGTTAATTCAATTCTTAAAACATTCGGCGGTCTTATTGACTTTATCACAGGTGTTTTCTCAGGCGATTGGAAAAAAGCATGGCAAGGTATTCACGACTTTTTCAAGGGCATTTGGGATGGTATCGGTGCTGTGTTCAAATTTATTGTAAATGCTATCATTGACGGTATCAACAGTTTGTGGACAGGCATTTATAACTTTGTTTCGGGTGTTATCGATGCAATCGGCGGAATTGCAGGGGCTATTGGTTCTATCATCGGACAGGATTGGAGTTTTTCAATGCCTGAAAATCCGCCTCTCATTCCACGACTTGCAACAGGCGGACTTGTCAAAGCACCGACACTTGCGGTAGTCGGAGATAACGCAGGCGCTAATTCGGGCAATCTGGAAGTTATTGCGCCGCTTAGCAAGCTACAAGGTATGCTCGACAATTCGGGCGGTCAGGATACGGTAATTCTCGGCGAAATTCTGTCGTATCTTAAAAAGCTGTATGAGATGTTCGTAATATTCAGAAACAACGGCGGTAACTACTATCAGTTTGTCGCTGAAATTAACGGCAATGATATTTTTAACGAAATTGTAAAGCAAAACGAACTTTATAAAAACCGCCATAACGGCAAATCGGCATTTGCGTAAAGGAGGTGCAGTATGTCAAATTATAAAGGTTATTTACTAAAATTCGGAAATACCGAATTTCCTAATAACTATTTCGCTGAATATTCGTCAACACCTGATCAGCGCATGGATAACGATGCCGAGCGTGACGATAACGGCAGTTTACAGCGTTCAACACTGCCGACAGGTAAGACAAGCATTACTTTTTCTACCCACATTCTGCACTTGAACGAGAAAATCAATACGCAGAATATTATTAATTCTGCAATCGTGAACACAGTACAACGCAAATGTTATGTTACATATTGGAACGATGAAACCAACTCATATGACAGCGGATATTTCTATATTCCCGATATTGAGTTTTCGGTTATGGACGCAAGCAAGACCGATATTCTCTACAACCCGATAAGCATTGAGCTTATTGAGTATTAAGGGGGTGCGGTATGATAAATTTAACAGATGAGGTCAAAAAGCAACTGCTCAATGACAGCTTGCAAAGGGAAATAATTATCAGCTTTCCTGACGACGATATTCCAGACATCACGGGCGAGAATATTGTATCTGAAAGTCTTGAACTTACGCAGGCAATCAGTGACGGCAAGGAGTTTAAACTCGGCGGCTGTATTGCGGGTCAGCTTACTGTAAGAGTGATAAATGTTGACACAGAGCTTAATGGCAAACGCATTAAAGTTATAATGAAACAGTCATACAGCAAGGGGCTTTTATTTCCCTCGGATACAGTATTGCCGAGTGCAGATTTATATTGCGGTTATCAGTCTGGAGTTATTGAGGTGTCGCTATTCTGCGGTACTGTCAACAGCTCATCAAGACAGAAAAACAGGGCGGTAAAGGAAATTATCGCATATGACGATTTATACCTCGCTTCGCAAAAATACGCTTACAACTACTTTACAAGCCTTGCGATTTATTCGCCAAAAATAAGTTTATATGACTTGAGAGTATATCTCTGCAGCAGCTTTTTAAAGGATTATGATTACGAAAACGAATTTACAGGCTTTAATGACAGCAATAAGCTGTCACTGAAATTGGATCTTGTAAAATCGGCTTTCAATGACAAAACCACGATAGCGGACTTGTTGAGTGCGTACTGCGAACTTAATGCTTGTTTTGCAATTATGAGCGGAGAGGGCAAGATAAAGTTTATTCAAATTTTAAATCCTAAAACCGAGGTCGTTGACAACTACAGCAACCTCGACTTTGAGGAATACACAACACGCAGTATTAATCTTATTAAGTTTAAGTACAACAAGGACAGCTATTTTTCGTACGGTCATACAGAAGAAGAAAAACAAAGTTGGTATATATCTGACAACATAATTACTGCGTGTTGTACCGACATTGCAGGTATTGTTACAAGTTTTAACGATAATAAAGGTAACAACTACATCTTTTACAATTTGTATGCTTACAGGCCTTTTAAAGCTGATGTTTACGGCAGGTGGTGGCTCGAATGTGGCGACAAGGTGAGCATAAAAACAGGCTTTACGGACACGGAAACGGTCGACAGTTTTATACTTGAACGAACGCTGAAAGGCACTAACGGCATGAGAGTAAGGCTGACGGCAGAAGGTACAGAATATTTAGGAAAGGATGAGATAAATGAGTTACAGCAAAATTAATTGGGTTGACGGAGCTGTTCCGGCGCTGAACGCAACAAACTTAAATCGTATGGACGACGGTATCTACAGCAACAGCATAGACATAGCGCTTGCGGGTGGCAACATCAACACGCTAAGTGAGAGAATAATTGCGATTAACACAGCCTTATCTGCAAAGGCAGATAAAACCGAGCTTGAAGATGAAATAACAGACCTTGACGAAACAGTGACAATGAAGATTAATCTTAAAGCTGATAAAGACAGTGTAGACAATGCAGTCGCTCAGCTAAGCAAGCAGATTGCAGACAATAAGTCCTCAGCTGATGAGTCAATCAGTACTCTGAGTCAGACCGTAACAGACAACAAAACAGCGACAGACAAGTCGCTTGCGGCTAAATATGATAGCTCAAATATTGAGAGCGGTTCGGGCAGTCTTACACCCGGACAGGCGATTTATGACGGCAACGAGGGCGTTTTTAACTATGTGAAAAACGGCAAGGTGGTTACAGTGTCGGTAAATATTACAAAACTTGTTGCGGATAAATCGTATATTCAGATGGCAGGCTTGCCTTTCCTGGCAAAAAACGAAAGTCGATTTTCGAGTATTGCTGTGCACTCAACTACAAATAAGCTGAGAAATATCCGTCTTGACGGCTCATGGCTTTACATCAGCTCGTTAACGGATAAATTTACAGAGGACGAGAAAATCAATTTTACAATTACATATATCAGACAGTAGGAGGTAATTCTATGGAACTTAAAGAAAAAATCACACTCGATATGCTCACAAAAGACAGTGTAAGCGTATTAAGACAGAAGTTTGTTATTATCGGCGGCACAGAAATGCAGGTCGGCGGTAATGTTCGCAATGATTTTACAAACTGTGAAGATGACAGAAAAATTTTAAAAGAACAGCTTTCGGAAGATTACTACAACGCAGTTATGGCGGTATGGAAGGTATAAATATGTCTTATAAATTTAAAGAAATATGGTGCAATAAAGGTAATTTCACAGGGAGCAACAGAAAATCTTCGGAAATTGATACACTTGTTATTCATTACACCGGCAACAACGGCGACACAGCAGAAAACAACGGTAACTACTTTAAGAATAATGTAGTTGAAACATCTGCACATTATTTTGTCGATGATACAACTGTTGTACGATCTGTCGCTGACAAAAATATTGCGTATTTGCAGGCGGTAAGTGGTTACCAACTGTAAAAGGTTTATCAGACTTCGCAGGCATTGCCGGCGAGGCAATCAGCGGTCTTGCAATCAAAGTAACAAAAGGTAAGATTAAGTACAGAGTGCATATTAAAGGCGGTCACTGGCTTAGCTGGGTTATAGGTTTTAATCTTAATGATGATGTAAACGGCTATGCCGGTATTCTCGGAATGGATATTGATGCTGTACAGATTTATTATACAACTCCTGCTGATGTTAAGTCCGCACACGGCAGCTACTATAAGGCTACATACAGAGTTTCTGCAGTTAATGAAGACTATTACGATTGGCAGCACGATGACGAAAAAGACAGTAAGCAGGACGGCTACGCAGAAACAAAGGGCAAGGCTATTGACCGTATTGAGCTTACTTTAACTTGATTTGGAGGTATAACTAAACTATGAAAGACAATATTATTCAGGCTGCTGTTTCAGTAGCTATCGGTGCTCTGATATCATATTTTAATATCTTACTTATCCCAATTCTCGTGCTCATCGCTGTAATGCTTATTGATTATATTACAGGACTGACATCTGCGTACAGAAACGGTGAATTAAAAAGCAAAACAGGTTTAATCGGGATTTTGAAAAAAGCAAGCTATCTCGCTCTTGTGGTTGTTGCGGGTGTTGTCGATTATTTAATCTGCACAGGCTTAGCGGCGGCAAATGTAAATATAGGTGTCACATATTGTTGCGGTTTAATTGTAACGATTTGGCTCATCATCAACGAATTAATCTCAATTCTCGAAAATCTCTCGGAGTTAGGCACGCCAATTCCGAAATTCCTTGTAAATATCGTCCGCCGATTGAAAAATACAGTTGAAAACAAAACCGATACAGACACAAAAGAATAGCATATATAAGTTTAGCCCCTCGCTTATTTGAATTTTAAAATCAAGGTGGTTCAGTAGGTGGCTCAAAATTGAAAAAAGTATAGTGTCTATCGAATGTTTTTAAGATTGTATTTGCGGTTTGGGAGCGTAGACGGACACATTTTTGACCTTTCCGCAAATCCTCAACAAAGCCTTACACACGGCGGTTTCAGCTCTTTATTTTTTCGTTAATTTATGTTATAATAAGGCAACGACCACATAGTATCCCACAGATACTGAAATCACAAAAATTAAATAAATCCGGGTGTGGCGCAGCTGGGAGCGCGGGTGGTTTGGGAGCATAGACGGCATTTCTGACGTTTATCGGTGCCAACCGCCGAAAGCCCTTCAACCGTGCGATTTTTGGGCGGTTTGGAAAACAAAAAATAGCGGTCAAAACTGTGTTTGACCACAGATTTGACCACTTACATGACCGCAATTTAATAACTATCGGGGTGTAGCGCAGTTGATAGCGCGCTGCATTTGGGATGCGGAGGCCGCGAGTTTGAGTCTCGCCACTCCGACCAAAAAGGCTCTGGAATTGCTTGATTCCAGAGCCTTTTTCTTTGTTTACTTTGGGTCAAATATTATCCTTCTGTACCAGCGAATTCAGCAATTACTTTTACGATGTTATTAAGCATCGGTCTAAAGTTATCAAAATTAATACTTTTGTAATTTGACTGAATGAAATTGGCGAATATTTCTTTCCCATAGTGCTTTTCCTTATTCGCTTTGTCATTCGATGAAAATGTCTTTCCGGCAATAACATGGTTTCTTGTAGTATCATCGAATAAATCCTCTATTTCACATTCTGCTTTTCCGTCTACTAATTGATTTGTCACTAAGAACAAATTGCCCTCATCAATTATTTTCATGCAAAGATCTTCTTTGAGTTTATCTTTATCAGAAGATGATAATCCAATGTGAGAAACAAACGAGTGTAATGGTTTGCACTTATTAGACAACTCATTGTCAAAAATCAAAATTACAGGATTACACAAATTCTTATCAGAGCATCCGCTAAAAACTTTGAAATAATTTGTATACTTTGGATTCTTGTCCGAAAAAAAGTTGTACAAATTTTTCATGGCATCAGCACCATCTTGGCTCATATGGAAAAAGTATTTGAACCTCTTTGACCTCTTTAAAAAGGACACTTTGAACTCAAAGTGTCCCTCTGGTGTTTTTTCGATGAGTTCAGGATATTCTGTATAAAGGTTCTTTAAAGCTGCCTTTATATATTTAATATCGGTCTTTCCCTCAGTAACAATTACTGGTTTTTCATGTGCAAAAAAATACCTATAAAACAAAAATTTTTGATACTGTTTTTCTCGTCCGTTAAGACAAAACACAGAATGCTGTTGACTAACATCTTTAATGTTATTGTATTTGTCCAATTGATCGATAAAAGCAAATTTTCCTTCCAACTGACTAACTGTTCCTTCAACGCCATTATTGTCAAAACATCCGGTTTTATAGAGTGAATCAGCCATTGCTCTCACTTGTTTGTAATACCTATGATCAACACTGAGTTTTTTGTTTATTACTAGCCCCGTTACCGTTTGGCGTGAATCCCTATATTGAACGCTTGTTTTCTTGGTATTGACTTTAAATCCAGCCCGCTCAACTTCATGAGTTAATTCGTTATAGAAAGGTTCCCATTGTTCAATGAATTTCTTATCATTAGTAGAAAAACTCAAATCATCAGCATATCGGGTATAATCCAAATGATATTTTTTTGCAATTCTTATAATCCTCATATCGAAGATTTGACAGATATAGTTTGTAATAATAGGCGAAGTTGGCGCACCTTGTGGAAGTTTACCTTGATAGCATGTTAGCTGCGCCATAACAATAGCCAACTCGTGTGGAAGGGCAAAATCGCGGTTTTTCTCAAAGAAACCACAAACCCTACCGAAATGAAAACTATCAAAAAAATCTTGCAGGTCAATATTTACCACTATGCGCTTATTTCTATGCACCTCGCCGTTCGTAATGATACTTTTCCCTTTTTCGAAAGCGTGTGAAATATTAGTGCGTATATTGTTTTGCTTGCGCAAGAATTGTTGATGGTGTAAAAGAATGCTATAAAGTTTTTCCTGGATTTGCTTAAGATCTCCAGTCGGGGCACAGATTTTTCTTGTTCCCCCAGATTTTTTAGGGATCTCAAATATTTTATAAAAACTATCGACTTTGGCAACATATAAAACGTGAGTCAGCTTGCCATGAGGAATTTCCAATAAATCCGCCAGATCGTTTCTGGTACATACATATTTAAAAGTCATACATGACATCTCCTAAAAAAAGCAGCGTATGGCAACTCATTATGCGAAATTTACAGAGATTAAAGAGGCGACGAAGCATGGAAAGACGCAAATGCTCCCACCATTTTAGTCAACGCTTGCGAAACACAAGCCAAAAATCTTGCCATACGCTTGTCAACATTATAACACACATCTCTCCATTATTCAATCATTTATACAAATTATTGCATACATTTGAAATCACATAGCAAGTACAAACGGCACAGAAAAATCCGTGCCGTTTGGTCAGGCCTCTTGCTCTGCCTTGAGCCGTTCTTTTTCCGCCTTGATTTGCGCCTTAACCTCTGCAATCATTTCCGCGAGCTTTTCTTTACATTCCTCGCGCGTTTTCGCGTAGATATTGTGGCTTTCCCACTTGCCGTAGGCATTGGTTGGTGTGTACCGTCCCTCGTAGAGGTGGTCGTTAATCATGGTGACACAGCCCGTCCCGGGCTTTTGTATTTTGGGCTTGTACGGCGTGAATTCGACCGGGGCGGTATCTTTCCTTTCCTCCCACGCTATCGTCGGCATTTGGGCGTCTGTACCGCCGATTTTGCGGTCAATATGCACTGCCGCCTGCCTTTGCATGGTATCGGTGATATGGCTGTAAATATCAAGCGTGGTTGCCGAGGACACATGGCCTATAGTTGCCGAGAGCGTTTTCACATCCATACCGTGCTCCAGCGCCATGGTAGCAAAGGTGTGATGCAGATCGTGAAAGCGCACCTTTTTACAGCCTGTCCGTTCCAAGATCAGTTGTAACCGTTTTCTAACCGATGACGGATTTCTCGGTCTGCCGTTATCCTTCGGTGACGGGAACATCCACTCCGAATCCACCGTTTTCTTATACGCCCCGAGAGCTTTCAGGAGTGACGGCGGCAGAATAACAGTGCGTATCGAGGCTTTTGTTTTCGGCGCTGATATGATCACCTCTGCCTTGATGATATATACCTGCCGTTCAATGCGAAGCTCTCCTGTTGCGAAGTTGAGGTCGCTCCATTTGAGCGCCAATATTTCACCGCGCCGCATTCCCGTGCCGAGCTCCAGCAGAAAAAGCTCATAATATCCCTCTTCCTTTGCCTGATGCAGAAATCGGATAATTTCATTTTGCGTGAGCACCTGCATCTCCCGTGCTTTCTTCGGTGGTAGCTTACAGCCGACGGCGGGATTGGTGCGAATTAAGCCCTCCTGCACCGCCCGCTGTAAAGCTGTGCGGCAGTTGGCATGTATCCCCCTTATCGTTCTGTCCGAAAGTCCCTTTCCGTAGGTTTTTGCGTGCAGTTTTCTTCCGTCTGTCTTTTTCTTTGCGTAGAATTGCTGTAAATCCGACTGTGACAGCCTGTTCAGCGGAATTTTTCCGATTTCGGGAATGATATGATTGTAAATGCGATTTTCATAGTCGGTTCTTGTGGTAATACGGAGTGTGTGTCGGCAGTAGGTCTGAAACCAGAAGTCGATCCAATCCCCGAACGGCATATCCGGTTTAATTTTATCGGAAGAGCGTCAGTACTGTTCTTTCAGCGCTTCGAGCTTAGTGGAACATTCTGCTTTTGTTTTCGCCGTTACGCATTTTGTAATAGGCAGGCTTTTCTCATTGTACCCGACAACAATTCTTCCTTCCCACCGACCGTCTTTACGCAGGCGTAATGTGCCCTCACCATTTTTTCTTTTTTTAGCGATTGGTATCATCTCCTTCAAGCATAATCTCATCCATAAAGCTCCCCACGATAGTGGAAGCGTTTCTCTGCATATCGGTGGTCACATGGGTGTAGGTGTCCAGCGTAAAGCTGGCGTTGGTATGCCCGAGGATTCCCGACAGGGTTTTCGCATCCACGCCGCCCGCCAGCGCGTGAGTGGCGAAGGTGTGGCGCAGATCGTGGAACCGAATCAGCGGAAGCTCCGCCTGTTTTAACAGTGTTTTTAATCGGTGGTAAGCATAGTCGGGGTGCATCGGTTTTTCGGGCTCATAGATATTCGGGAATATCCATTCGCTGACTGCCGTTTCTTTTCGCTTCCGCAGAAGTTCCGCAGTGCTCGGCGGCAGGACAATCGTGCGCGTTCCCGTCTCGGTTTTGGTTTCGCCGATATTCAATCCGCCGCCTTTCCTTTTAGCAACCGAGCGCCTCACTTTCAACTTTCCGTTTTCCGCATCGAAGTCCTCCCACTTCAGTCCGCAGATTTCACCCCGCCGCAGTCCTGCGGTCAGCTCGGTGTAGAAGAAATCGTACCACCGCTTATCCTGTCGGATGCGCTGCATGAATCGCTCAAGCTGTTCGTCATTGAGTATCTGCTTCGGCGGATAATTGTTTTTGGGAATCGTTGTGCCGACCGTTGGATTTTTAACAATCAGCCGTAGGCGCACCGCCATATCCAGCGCTTCGTGCAGCATCATATGAATACCGCGCACCATACTGTCGGCAAGCTCTGTACCGTGTAGCCTGTCAGGTTTCACCCGACCTTTCTTTTTGACGCTGTTATAGAATTTTTGAAGTTCCTGCGTGGTCAGCGCCGACAAAGGTCTGTCTCCTAGATACGGTTTGATTTGATTTTTAATCATCGCTTTGTAAGAATCCAGTGTGCTCTCGCGAATCGTGAAGATCATATATTCATTGATCCATCGGTCGAGCCATTCGCCGAGCGTCATATTCGAATCCTCGGTGAGGTCGGCATCGCGGTACATCTCGATGCAGTCGTGGAGCTTTACGATTAACTCCTTTTGTGTTCGGGCAAGCACATAGCGGTGAATCGGATCGCCGTTCTTTTTGTGACCGACAACGATGCGGCCTTCCCATCTTCCGTCTTCGCGCTTGCGCACCATACCGTCTCCCGACGGTCTTCGTTTTGCCATAGTATCACATCCTTTCGCAGTACAACACAATACCACATACATGGCGGAATATCCAGCTAAATTTGCGGTAAAATTAGCAACCCCTAAATCAGCGAGGTTTTTATCGCCGCAACCCCTAAATTGAAGCTTTTATAACCGTTCTTAAAAGCCATACAAACCCTTGCGCGGTCGGCGTTGCCGTCCGCTGTTCCATGCGAGGGGAAGGCAAGGCAACCCCTCGCTTTCTCCTGCTTATTTTCGTACGGAGCGTAAAACTGCCGTTATACCGCCGATTTTCCATGTTTGCGGTCAAATTCGGCGAGTTTTTTCAAAGCTGACTGACACCGTATTTCGCATTCCAAACGAATCATCTGCTGCTCGTAATGATACTCCACCGCATCCTCTATCGAGCGAACGGTATAGAGCAAATTGCCGTTACGCTTTTCGCCTTTTTGCGTGTACACAGAGGTCGGCTCTGCAGTAATCAGCTGCTTTTCAATCAGGCTGTCTACATATTTCTTGACGGTGTTTTTGCTCATACCGACAGCGTTGCCAATCGTTTTGTAGCTTGGATTGCATTGAAATGTTTTCCTGTCCTCGCAGTACATCAGATACGCATACACTGCAATCTCACCGGTGCTGAGACCCAAGCTGAAAATTTCATTCGGCAGAGGAAAATAATCCCGGATCGCATCACGCTTTGGATATCGGGTGAATTTCAAATGCTGCCTCCCGTCTTTTCTTCGACCCATGCGCGAAATTTCTCTTTCGGTACGATGAGCCGTGAGCCGATACGCAACGACGGAAACCCTTTCTCGTGCATCAGCTCGTAGCTGCTTGAGATGGAGATACCGAGGAGCTTGGCTACCGTTTCAGCATTAAGGAACAGTGGCAGATTCTCATAAGCGGTGTAAACAGATTCTTTCATTGGTTTTTCCTCCTGTTAAATTCACACGGCTTTTCGCCGTGTTATGTAGAGGACTGCTGTTTTGCAAAACAAAAAGACCCGCACTCAATCCCGATGCTGATCTGCATCGGTGATTATGTAAGTGCGAGTCTGAAACTCAAAATAAAAATATGTGTATTCAATTGTCGGTTGCTTTCTTTACTTGCAGTATAACATACCGGGGAAATTCTGTCAAGTTTTTTGCGCCAACAGTGTATATTCCGGCGCTTTTGCGGGAATACTGTTTTCTTTGTTTTCTGCGGTGCAGATTTTAACCGTGCTGTGTCGAACTGAAAATTGCAAGGCCAAACCGCAAAATCGGCTCGGCCTTGTTTCTGCTTATTCAATCCTCTGACGGTTTACACAACACTTCGGTCATGATTCTCGCCGCGAGCTTAAAGCCGCTGATAAACGCTGCACGCTCATTCATACCGTGCAGTTCCGCCTCGCAGTCTTTGAGCTTTTCAAAGGTTTCTTTTAGCTGAGCCGTAAGCGTCGGTATCAAGCTGTCCTGATGCCGAATAACATAGCTCAACATTTCGCTGTAAGCACTCCCGCGCTTAAAACTGTGTTCGTGCGGAACGATATTGCCGTAGTACAGATCTTCAAGCGTTGTCATTTTCATTCCACCTCACATAAGAAGAGGACGACATGTCATCGGTCATGCCCGACACAGTGTCGCCCTCATTTTTCATTTTCTCTGCCGCAATCAGCGCGTGTTTTACAAGCAGCATATCAAGCCATGTCCGCTTGTCGTATTCCGCCGGAAGCCCATTTTGGAGGAAGTCTTTCATAACTTCTCCCAAGATACCGTACTTTTCTCCCGCACTTTCTCCTCGGTACAATTCTTCTAAACTCATCTGTGCCATATCCGCACCTCCTTTGCAGTACACAACAGTACCACACAGGTTTGCGAAAGTCCAGGGGTTTATGGAATAAATAAAATAACAAGATCTCCTACGGTTTATATTGGCCATTCAATCTCATTCAATTGCAAAAGATACTTTAGTCCTTTTTCTGGATTGACCATCTTAATGAAATAAGCTAATCCATAAAGGTGTTCCTTATAAAATCCTTTCTCGCACCCGATGTGCGACATATGATCCACCACACCATATTTTTTGCAATAATATATCGCATTTTCAAGTTCATTAATGCGTTTTTTGGGAATGGCAACCTCCTTATTAACAATTAAACCAGTTACCTCTTGTCGTTGGTGAGCATATTGTAGTCTAAACTTTCCTTCGTTTATTTCATAGCCTTCCTCGTATATGATTTTACGAATTAGTTCAATATACTTTTGTATAGTTTTCTTCCCAGAAAAAGTAATATCGTCTGCATATCGGGTGTAACTAGCACCAATTTTATCTGCTAGTCGCCCTAATCGCTTATCCAATTTCAGCGAAACCAAATTTGATATAGTTGGACTTGCAGGAGAACCTTGCGGCAGAACACTTCTTGCATTTGTGCACAGGTTTGTCAAAAGCTTTGAAACGCTATCTGTATACCCAATGTATTTAAATATCTTGTAAATTTCTCGATATTGAATGCTAGAAAAGAAATCTTTCAAATCGATATTTACTACCAACTCTTTTCCAGTATGTTGAACTGCGTTATCGTATATCGACACTCCTTTTACAAACCCTTTGGCAAATTGCGAAACAGAAAATTTATCGAGTATATTTTCTTTTATCCATAATTGAATCCTTTTTAACTCCTCATTAGGAGCTTCAATCTCTCTCAATCCACCATTTTTCTTTGGAATGTGAAAAACCCTGTAGGAATCACACTTTTTGTCACCAAAAAGTCTGTCTTGAGCACTTTTATGAATGCCAAGCAGTTGTCTTAGATGTCTCAAATTATATATCACAGGCACATTGTTATCTGTAAGCCGTTGATTGTACTCTTCTATAAGTCGTTTTTCTTCTTCAGTAATAACTCCCGCTTGATATGCCTTTTCAATATGCTCCATAATATCACCCTTTAATATAAATATAAACGAGCCCCTACACCTACTTTAGTCTGATATTCGTGCCGGATAGGTTAAAACTGCGTAAGCGTTTTAACCTATCCGGCATTCAGGCTTTCTGTTAAGAAAGCCTGAATGACGAATGGTGGAGCGGAGCGACGACAATCGTCACATTGGTTACATAGGCATAGCCATATGCATATGCCTTCGGAGGGGTTGGCGAGCGGAGTGCGCAGCACCGCCGCCCCCGAAGCAGGCATATGGCTATTAGTGCCGTTGTAGTTTTGAAGAGATACACACTCTTCGTATTCTAGGTGTAGGGGCTCGAATATTAACATGTTATTTTTTATATCCAGAAAAAGATTTGCCAAAGTTTCTAGGTATATATGATGTTTCAACAAGAGGAATTTTATGCTCACTTAATAATGATCGCTCAGCATTCTCCCATCCCTTTAATCTCTTCTTTATGAGTTTTTCTTGAGTTTCACTTGTAGGCAGTATTTTCCCGTCCTCTATTTTAATATATCCCTTTTCTGCTATGTATTCTAACCTTTTTTGAAGCAAATCCATAGTAATTCCAAAATCCGCACACGCTTTTTCAAAAGAAAAGTCATTCCCGTTCAAAATGCAATATACAATAAAGCGATTGTATTGATTGTCTGTTATATCAAACAAAACAACTGGCCTGTGAGCGTTCTTTCGCGCAACACCTTTCAACATACTTATTGATGTATTCCTAGGGCTGCTGTTTTTACGGAACAACGACACAAAGTTTTCTGCGCTGTGCCAAAATAGTCCTAAAGTATCATTAGGCGTGGTTTTTTCAAACGACACCAACGACTGAATATCTTTATAACCTAGAATTGCGTTACTACTAATGTTTTTTCCTGCGCAAATTAACTCGTATTGCTCTTTTTTTAGCCTCGCTTCTATTCGTGGGAAAATGTAATCATCTTTAAAGGCTTTATCTGTGCTGTCTACATATATCGTTGTAAGGTCTATTCCTAATTTAGTTTTAAATTCCTCTATCATTTGTAGTCCCGTGATAGTCGTGTGGACCATAAGTACATATAACTTTGAGTTTTGCAACTCTGGAGCAATAGAAAACATTTTTGATAATGCTTTTATGATAGTATCCCCAGATCCCATATAATCATCTACGATAGCAAGCACTGTTGGAATGGCATCATTTTCTAAATACTCGCGAATAACATCGTTAGATGAAAAGCCTTTCACATTGTTATTAAACCAATATGAACTGAAGATTATATCTGAGTTTGCAACGCCGTACTCTTTTGGCATTTTAGCAAAAAGCACATTGCTAATATCTTCACCATTTACAGTTATGAACTTTTCATGCAACTCAACAACCTTTTGGTTAATCGCAGTCTCGGTGTAGTAATAGAAGTTTTTTAGGAGTTCCAGAAGAACAGGGATATCCTCTTCATTGAATTGTTTTAACCAATTATCCAAGATGGTATCGAATTCTTTTTTGAAATTGGCATCACCCCAACGCTTCGTTATTTCGCCAAATTTATATCTTGGTTTAAAAAACATATCAGTTCCTCTGCCTCCTTTCCACTTCTTGTTAATTATTTAAATTAATACCCCTTCGCAATGATCAATCTCGTGTTGGATAATCTGCGCCATCCAACCAGTGAAGGTTTTGATTCGGATTTTGAATTCTGTGGTTTGCCATCGAACTTTAATAGTTTGATAACGTTTGCATTTGTGGGGGACACCCAACAAAGAAAGACAAGCTTCTTCGATATCATACAGCTCTGACTTTTTTGATAATCTAGGGGTTGAACATCGTCATGTACCTTCATTATCAAACACAACAATCCGCTTTCTCACACCGCTCATATTCGCTGCCAGACCAACGCAAGCATCTTTGTTAGCAATCAGTGTGTCTAGCAAGTCCTGTGCGACCTGCAAATCTTCTTTTGTCACAGCCTCCGACTTTCCAGCAAGAAATATCGGATCATGCACCAAATTC